TTTAGTTTTGGCAAGAAAGGAGTAGATGTTGCGTATGGTGAAACAAACACTGGCAGTTCAACACCAAAAGGTATTGATGAAACCAGACTTAAATCAGACGCAAGTTATCGTAGAGCGTACATGCAAATACGAGATTATAACAAAAACTTGGCACGCGATCAGATTACTGATGGCATGATCAAGAAAAAAATGGGATAAACCCATTAACCATTAAAACAGGAGAACAATAATGGCAGGAACAAGTAGCACAAGTGTTCAACAGTTGTACGCAGACGTTGTAGCAGATCTTCAGGCATATTATGATGACGCGGTATTATTACCAAATCAGGCATTTATCATGAATTCATACGACATCTCAGGTTCAGCAGGGAACACTATTAGAATTCCATTAACGAATACATATTCAAATGGAGTAGCAGTAACTGAAGGTGGCTCAATCATAGGCACCACAGACGCACAAAGTAATTTGGTACCAACAGCGGCAAACATTACAATGAGCAAATTTGGTATAGCAACAGACGTATCAGAAGAATCATTAGAAGATGGTGGTGTTGGAGTTGTTAGACAAGCAGTACTAACAAGATTAAGTAGAGGTTTAGCACAAGCAGTTGACATCAACGGTTTTGCAACTCTAAAAGCAGGTATTACACAAGAAACAGGTGATTCCGCAGGCGCAAACGTTAAGTTCACAGAACATTTCGTAATGTCACCAGAATGTTTAGCATCAGGTAGCAAAAGAGAGCCTAGTGTAGCAGTTTGGTATAACCCAAACAAAGATGTACACGAGTTTAGAGGTACAGTTAGACACGGTTTCGCAGTAATGAGACCAGAATTTGGATGTAAAATTACAGATAGAACAGAATCTTTCGCAACACCTACAGCCAACTTAGACAACTACTTACAAGCAGTTTCAACTCTAAGAGGTAATAATGCACCAGAATTAGCAGACGGTTCATACATTGGATTTGTTTCACCAAAAGAAGAATTTGCAATTGCGAAGCAATTAGCAAGTGTTGGTGATGCTTCAATTGGTTCATTAAGTGACATTGGTAACAGAGCGTTACTAAATGGTCTTATAGGACAAGCGGCTGGAATTACATTCTTTAGAAGTAATAACTTACCTGACGCAACACCGTAAGGAGATACTATGGCGTTTATTACTGATGGTAGCGGAAATGTAGTTAGTTTTGCAGAGTACACAGATGTACTACAAAAAGACCAACGACTTCTAGAAGCAAATGAAATTGGCATACCTGCAGAAAGTGGGTTTGCTGATAAGACTGAGTTTATAGAAGACATGCTTACCAAAAGCACCAGCAGAATACTGTTAAAAATCAAAGCAAGTACTTGGTGGCAAGCATACAATAGTTATGTAGGCAACATCATTAATGATTTGAATAATTTACCTAATGTTAATGCTAATCTTATAGATCCAAGCAACAAATTGGGTAGACAACAACAATTCACTGATATGTGTGTTTACTATTGTCTTGCACAATACTTGTTACCACTAATAGCAGACTTTGGCAATGAAGAAAGTTCTACATTCCAAAAGATCAACTATTATGATGCAAAGTTTACAGACATTTATAATGAACTGATAAGCATTGCAGATTGGTATGATTATGATAATTCAGGTACTGTTGATGCTGATGAAAAAGCAGTTACATATTTCCAAACTCGTAGATCTAGAAGAAAAGCAAGTGTGGTTAAGATTAGATAATGAGAGATTCATTGCTAACAGCCATTACGGCCAACCTAGCAACCACTAGTTGCACGGTTAGTTCAGAATTACCTTGGGTACAGGGCAATGAGCCCCTGTACTCAATTAATATGAAGAAGTTTTATCTAGACGAAGAGCAAATCAGTAAAACAGTTTATATTGAGACCCTAGATGATGGGAAACAATATCAAACAGAAACAACCATGGAAGGATTCCTTCAAGTAGATGCTAAGAATCCATTATCTGATATTGATACTGTCATATCAGGTATATTAGACTCTAAAAGTGCAATCGCTGACACTACTATAGCGGATAGCAGTTACACCACAGAGACGGAAAACGACAGGATAACTTATACATTTGAGTATAGGTTTATAACTTATTAACAAAGGAGATAACAATGCCAGCAACACCAATTAACGTGAGCGCGGGATCAGAAGCAGTACTTCATTTAGCGGCAACAGACGCGGCAACAGCCAATGCGGCTGCAGATTGTCTAGTCGTGCCAGGAATGACTGATATAACTATCAATAATTCTGTAGGTGTGTTTAGGTTTAAAACTCTAGATAATACTGCAGAAAGTGCCGTTACTATACCAGCAACTAATCAGATCAGTCTGAACATAGTTGTAGATAGTACAGCATTCTTTGGTACAGCAGAATCAACAGATGACGATGCTAAAGAAAATGGTTTATTTGGCGTAGCCAAAAACAAAACCAGAGTATACTTTAACGTATATTTAGACGGTACTGATTCAACATCCACTTTTATTAGTGGAGAAGGTTTTGTGAGTGGTCTAGCACCAACAGTGAATATGGATTCCCCAGTATGGGTAACACCAATTGCTATTGAAGTAGACGGCGACTTAACAAAACATGTAGTTCCATCGTAAACGATAAGGCTTATTAGTGTGCTCTATTGTAGGGCACACTAACTTTATAGGATAAATATAGATATGAAACAAACAACCAAAGACAAAATGGTTAAATGGCTTGAAACTGCAAAAAGCAGTGATACATTTAGCATCAACACAGTTCCGCATACCAAAAAAGAATGTGAAGAACTGTTAGGTATAAAACCAAAATCAAATACAGTTAAAAAGGAAAATGATCATGGAGATATGGGAGAGAAACTCAACGAAGGACATATTGAAGAGTCTGGAGACGGAGTTAGCGAAAGCACAGAATGAAATTAATTGTGCTAAGGGCGATGTCCAAAAAGCACAAAACAGGTTAGCATTCGTACTGAGTGCTATACATGAACTTAAAAAAAGAGATATACAGGAGTAAGATATGAAATTATCAGATTTATCACAAAAACCAAAACTAATAAAAATCATTATAAACAGTGAAAAGATCGTAGAAAAATACGGTGAAGAACTGGAATTCCACATTTATGACAGACAACCACTAGATGTGTTTACCAAATTGGCAAACGCAAAAGAAGATACGGCTGGCATAACTGAATTGATTCAAAACATGATATTAGATGAAAACGGCAAACCAGTAGTAGCAGATGGTAACATATTACCACTAGATGTTATAATGGAGGCAGTAACACTGATAACAGACGAGTTGGGGAAGTAACAACTCACAAAGTAGATATTGGAAGTGCAGACACCAACTCTATTTTGATGATAGATGCTTTAGCCAGTCGATACGGTGTTTTACCAAGCCACTTGCTTATGCATGGTGATACTTTTGATTTAACAGTAATGGATGTTGCATTGACATATGAAAAATATAGTCATGAAAAAGCAAACAACAGAGTGAATCATGAAACATACGAAAAAATGTATGGTGCAGATGCACTAGCAGAGAAACTTAAAAGGGCCAGAGGTGAAGATTAGTATAAACACATCAATATTTGATCGCAGAATGGGTAAATTAGAAGATTTACCTGACGACACATTGAAAAATGCCTATCCTATTCTCAGAAAAAACACCCCTATACAAAAAGGTAATGCTAGGCGTAAAACTGTATTAAGATTAGGACAAGACAAGATCTTAAGTAATTATGGTTATGCAGGCAAACTGGATGATGGTTTCAGCAGACAAGCACCAGAAGGTTTCACAAAGCCAACCATAGAGCATATGAGAAGTTATGTTAAAAGAAAAATAGGTAAAATATAATGGCTAGAGATATCAGAGTAGCACTAGAGTTAGACAATAGTAAATTTAATCGTAATTTACAACAATCAGAAAAACAAGTAGATCAATTTACTACCAGCAGTACTGCAGGTGTTAAAAGATTAGGAGTTGCATTCGCGGCTCTAGGTGGTGCCGCATTAGTTAAAAATATATTTGATGTAGGGCAATCCTTTCAAAGTTTACAAGTTAGTCTAAATTTTGTTACAGGTAGTGCAGAAGCAGGTGCTGATGCATTTAACAACTTAACCACTTTAGCAACACAAACTCAATTTGGTGTTGAAGAATTAGTTCAAACCTTTATACGATTAAAAGGTGCAGGCATAGAACCAACCAATGATTTGTTACTTACATTTGCTGATACAGCCAGTTTAGCACAAGATCAATTAGGCGTACTAACAGCACTCACAGAATTATTTGCCAGAGGAGCAACCAAAGGTAAATTAGAATTAGAAGATTTCAATAAAATTGCAGAAAGAGGCGTTGATGTATTTAGACCTTTAACAAAAGAATTTGGCATGAGTATTGAAGAGATACAAAAATTGGCTAAAACTGCAGAAGGACAAGAACAATTATTTAGAGGCATACAAAAAGCATTAGATGATACTTATGGTGGTGCACTAGTAGAAAAATTAGCAACTTCTGAAGTAGCATTTAGTAATTTGGCAATTGCCGCAAGAAGATTAGCAGACGCATTATTCAAAGGTTTAGGATTAGACAGCACAACCGCAATTGATAGTTTGACAGACGCCGTAAACAAATTAGCAGACAATATAGAACCAGTTTTAAAATTTGCTAAAGGTTTAGCACAATTAGCCTCAGTATTCTTATTTTTTATACCAGCGGCTAAAGGCTTAAAAGCGGCTTCTTTTGCAATGACTAAATTAAAAGGTTCTGCAAGTCTTTTAGCCGCAAGTGGACCTAAATTAGGCGCATTCCTTAAAAACACAGGTGGAGGCATCTTAAAGGGTATTACTTCACCTATAAAAACTGCCACAGCCGCCCTAGGCAGATTAATGTCTAGAAATGGTAAATGGGTAGAATCTACATCAATAGCAACTAAAAAAATTAGTAAAGTATGGAGAGGAGATATCCTAAGTCCGTTTGGTAGAGCAATATTAATATTTAGAAAGGTAGGAGAAGGTCTTGCATGGTTAGGTGGAGCAACATTAGGTGTATTAGGTTTAAAAAATGCTATAGAAGGTGCTAATTCTGTAGCAGAAGGTTTTGCAGAAAAAATGGGTCCTCCCAGAAAACTGTTTGATGATGAACAATTAAAACAATACATGGAATTGACAGACAATGACACATTGTTTGATACAAAGATAGAACCACCTAAAGGTACAGAAAAAACATTAACTAAATTACAACAATTTGCCAAAGAAATAGATGATAGCAAAGGCGGTCTAGAAGAATACAAGAGATTAATGGCATTGTTGAACGAAACCTTTAGTGATACTACAACAATTGCAGCCATGGAAGAAAAAGCCAGTGCAATTGCTGACCTCAATAGCAGTTATAGTTCTTTGTTTGATCCATTAAAAGATTTAAATGATGCCATAAGCGATGGTGTTGAAGATAGTGCAGAACAAGTAAGATTACAAGCAGAGTTAAACAGATTGCAAGAATTAGGTATATATACCACAAATGAACTTACAGAAGCACAAAGAAACTTAGATAAAGCATTCAATGAGAACACAGGTTTACTGGCATTTATAAGTACTCTAAATACTGCCACAGATACATTAGCAGATGATTTAGCAGTTTCATTAATGGAAGGCAAAAGTGTATTAGATGATTTCAAAAACTTCTTTAAGACACTGGTAAAACAACTTATAGCAGATGCAATCAAAATGTTATTCATTATACCAATATTGCAGGCAGTTGGTTTCTCAGTAGGGCCAACAGGCTCTATTGCAGGTTTAAGTGGATCAGGACTATTAGGTAAATTAGGATTCAAAGCCACAGGAGCAGGAGGTGGTGCTGTAATGGCAAATCGTCCAATGCTTATAGGCGAGCAAGGCATGGAGATCTTTACACCAAGTAGTTCAGGCACAATAACACCCAATAGTCAAATGGGCACCAATGTTTATTACACAATAAACGCAACTGACCCTGCTAGTTTCCAAGCACAACTCAGCAGAGACCCCCAATTTGTCCATGCTATTGTGCAAAAAGGACAAAACAGTATGCCATCAGGTAGGAGATTCTAATGTCATTTCAAACAATAATTAACAATGCCACAAATATCACAATAGACAATATGCCAATTACAGGTGCTGTGATGAGTAGATCACAGAGATTGAAAACAGCAAGTAGAGGACCTGCCATATACTCATTTGAAGTCAGTTTAGAAAAAATATTTCAATGGAGTGGTGGCAATAGAGGTATGTTGCAGGTATTACAAACAAAAAATAGAACAGTAGAAGAAGAAGTAACACTCAGTGCCACAACAGGCATGGGTTACATAATGGGATATGCTGGCACATTAGACGCAACAGAACTTGCCAAGTTTGATATTGCTTCATTTACTGGCAGTACTATGGTAATAGATGTAAATGCCGCAAGTTTTACAGCAGGAGATACCATATTTGATGTAGGTGATTACATACAACCAGCAAACAGCAGATACACTTATCAAGTAAAAAGTGCTGTATTTGGCAGTAATGTAACACTAGGACAATTCACACTTCAATTGCACAGAAATATATTACCAGCAACCAGTGACGGTGGTAACAACATAGTTGGACAA